TAAGGTACCATTTTATTTGTACACGATTCAGGCGTTTAGACCGATAGTTGATAGATTAGATTACGAAAAAAGAATCATAATACCAAATGAAGATTATTGGTTGTACTTTAAAGACGCACCTATTCTAGACATTAGGTCTATTAATTCAGAAAATAAAATTGTATCAATTTATAACGAAATATTTTTTAAATGAAAATCTGTCAAGTAACACCTGGTTTGATACCTATACCACCAAATGGTTGGGGTGCAGTTGAAAAAATTATTTGGGAATATCATTGTAAAAGTAATGATATGGGTCATGATAGCCATATTAGATATTTAAATGATGTTGACCCAACTTTTGATATTGTTCACATACACGTAGCTAATCTGGCCATTGAAGCGCACGCTAGAGGGATTAAATATATATTCTCACTACATGATCACCATGCTTATGTTTATGGTAAAGATTCTCACGTCTATAAGCAAAATTTAGAGGCTATAGAAAAATCCGAAATGAGTTTTGTCCCAGCTAAGTTTTTAGTACAATACTTCGATAATCACCCAAAGCTACATTATTTTTCTCATGGTGTTAATACAAGTTTTTTTAAACCTAGTGTTTTACCACAAATAGAAATTAATGAACATAAATTATTATGCGTTGCCAATAACGGTTTTGCTAATGATCAGGGTTTTGATAGAAAGGGTTTCTCATATGCTATACAAGCAGCTAAAATTCTTAATTTACCTATAACGGTTGTAGGGCCTTCAAATAATAAAAATTTCTTTAATCGCTATAAAAATACATACGATAAACTTAATTTAATTTTTGATGTAAACGAGGAGGAGTTGTTAAAAATATATCAAGAACATACCATATTTTTACACCCTTCAATATTAGAAGCTGGTCACCCTAATTTAACTTTACTTGAGGCCATGGCTTGTGGTTTACCAGTTATAGCGACTTATGAGGGTGGTAATAAGTTACCAGGTTTGGTAACAATTGAACGTGATGTTAAACAAATTGTCCAAAGAATTGTCTTTGTTATCAATAACTATGATAATATAAGAAAAACTATATTAAATACAGCTGAAGCACATTCTTTTGAAAATATAACAAAAAATCTAATTGGGAAATATAACCAACTTTTAAATAATAAAAAAAATATGAAGAATCAATTAATGGATATTTACGAAAACACTAAAATTTCTTTACGTGGTAAATTGGAGCCGAAAAATAAGATAAATATTACTTTTATTCAAGGTGCTAAGGTTGAAGTACTGGGTAATAGGCAATCTGAGTATCGGGTTGAATTTATTAACGCTGACACTAATAATACTGAACATATTGGTGTAATCAAAAATAATTGCTGGACTAAACCACTAAAAGAATATTTCATTAATTGGTTGGTTAATGTTTATGAGGGTGATGAGCTGGTAGCTACACATAAGTTTGATCCCACTGGTAAACACGTTTATATCGCATTAGATTCATCGGCAATTGGTGATACTGTGGCTTGGTTCCCGTTATTGGAAGAATTTAGAAAAAAATGGAATTGTAAATTAACCGTATCAACATTTAAAAATAGTTGGTTTGAAAATGAATATCCAGAAATTAAATTTATTAAACCAGGTGAAATGGTTTATGATTTATATGCGATGTATACAATTGGTTGGTATTATAACAACCAGGAAATCAATTATAATAAATGTCCAATTAATTTTAGATTGGCGCCATTGCAAGATACAGCATCCGCTATTTTAGGATTAGATCCAATTGAGGTAAAACCAAAAATTACTGTCCCACCAAGAACCTCTAGTGTTGGTAGTAAATATGTGGTTATCGCACCACACGCATCAGCGCATGCCAAATATTGGAATAAACCAGGTGGTTGGCAATCGGTTATAAACCATATTAATAATTTGGGTTATAAAGTTGTTATGATAACACAAGAAAAATTGGGTGATGCGTGGCATGATTCAAAATTGGGTGGTACATTAACTGGTGTAATTGACAAAACAGGTGATTACTACATTGAGGATCGAATGATTGATATTAAAGGTGCCGATTTATTTATTGGTGTTGGTAGCGGTTTATCTTGGTTGTCTTGGGCTCTAGGTACTAAAACAATTATGATATCAGGTTTTAGTTATCCATATACTGAGTTTAAAGACTGTATTAGGGTATTTAACGACAATAAAGATATTTGTACTGGTTGTTTTAATCGACATTGGTTAAATCCTGGTGATTGGGATTGGTGTCCAGATCATAAAGGTACTGAAAGAATGTTTGAATGTACTAATCGAATTGAATTACCACTGGTTATTTCAGCAGTTGACAGTGTATTGAAATAAAAAAACGACATAAATTTGGATATTAAAAATCCATTTCTTATCTTTGCGCCAGAGAGTCAAATCTCTGGCGTTCTTTTTGTATTAATTAAAAACATAAAAAAATGGAAGTAAAAACAAAATTTAATCAGATTATGGGGCATGTTAATAATGCTCTTAAGAAAATTGGTGCCGTATCATTGATCGTTATGGCCTTAGGTTCTGGATTTGTTATTGGGTACTATTACAAAGTAGTATTCGGTAAAATTAACGAATCAAATGAATTTAAACATGTTAACACTTTAACAGAAACCAGTGTAGCTGTTAATGAGAAAAACCAAATTATTTTAATGAATAAAAATAATGGTACATATAAAATTTATGAGGACTCAATTGGGGTTGTTATATTTAATATGTACGCAAATAAACTTTTCATAAAAGAAAAGTCACCAACAACAGAATAGTATGAAAATATTTAGTAAATTAATAGTTTTAGCTATCTGTGTTTTCGGATTCACTTTATTTTTGGGGTGGTACGCTGAAACATCAAGAATAGAGAAAAGTATTGAAAATATGGGTAAAATATCAAAAGATATGCCCCCATCAATGCAATTATATTATCACATCGTAAAATATTCTAAAGAATATAATGTACCAATTAATATTGCATTTGGTGTGGCTCACCATGAAAGTGGTTATGATGGGCCTTTTGATTGGAATTATAACCCAAGATTAACATCAATAGCTAATGCTTACGGTGCAATGCAAATACAAGTACCAACAGCTAATTCATTTTCAGATAATAAAGTAACTAGAATTGATTTATTAAACAACTTAGAGTTGAATGTTGATTTGAGTATGAGAATATTATCATATCTAAAGAAAAAGCATGGTGATTGGAAATTGGCTCTTGGCGCATATAATACGGGTAGACCCATTATTAACCAATATGCTTTAAGTATAGCCAATTTTAATACAGAAACACTTTTAAAATGATAAATATACAAAGATTAACCAATGTGTTATCAATACCTTCCGTATCTGGTGATGAGGATAGGATGAGAGATTATTTAATTAATCAACTCAATGAACGTAATATCAGTAATTATACGGATAAATATGGTAATATTTACGCTGTAAAGGGTAATACGGATCATTTTCCGTGCGTTATTGCTCATATTGACACTGTACACCCAATAACAGATTTCACGGTCGTAGAGGATAACTATATGCTTTCTGCGATTAAATCAGATGGCTCGCCTACTGGTATCGGTGGTGATAATAAGGCTGGTGTCTTTGTTTGTTTGGAACTATTAGATCATTTTGATAACATAAAAGCAGCTTTTTTTGTATCAGAAGAAGTTGGTTGTCTTGGTTCTTATTTATCAGATCCAGAATTTTTTGAAAATGTTGGTTACGCCATGCAATTTGACGCTCCGTTTAATAATTGGGTTAGTCATTATTCTGATGGTGTGAAATTATTTTCAACTGGAAGTGAATTTTTTAAGAAAATCAACCCAATTTTTGAGGAGTGTTTACCTGGTTATGGTCAGAAAAGTCTTGGTAATCATCCATATACAGATGTATCAGCTTTAAAATCATTGTATGATTTTTCCTGTGTAAATTTTTCAGTTGGTTATTATAATATGCATTCTATTCATGAATATGTTTCAATATTTGATGTTGAGCTTTGTTTGGATACAGCAAAAAAATTGATTAAGTCCCTGGGAGAAGAATTGTATTTTTTTGTGAGAGCAAATAAAAGAGTTTTAAATGAAACCACAAAAACTAATCTGGAAAAAAGATTAAACTACTACAAACAAAAAAAGGGACTCAATTGAGTCCCTTTTCTATTTTAAGGTTTTATCCTATCAGTGTTGATTATCTGAAACCATCGATACCGAAGCTAACGATATTCTTAACTTTGATTACACCGTAGAATTTGTTGTTAACCATTTTCTTAGCGTAACGAGTCATGATACCTTTAACTGGTGCGAAGGTAAACGGATTGTACATTGTAGGGGTTAATTGCATTGGCACGTATGGTGCGTAAATGTAACCAGTATCCAACAATGAAGTACCTTTGTGTCCCATCAAGATAGTGTCAGCTGGGAAGTAAGGATCACGGTAAACCTGGTAACGACCAGCTAATGAACCTACTCTTTCAATACCCATGTTGTATTTGTCTTGATCAGGGGCAGCGTTTGATACGTGGAAATACTCTAAATCATCGAAGATAGCTGAAACCTCAGCAGAACATACGATAAAGTTAGCACCACCTCTCAAAGTAGCTTTATGAATTTGTGCAGAAACCTGATTGATCGCAGTGATCAAAGTTTGATTCCATTCTTTTTGAGTATAGAAACCGTTTGCAGCAGTTAAACCACCTGTGTTTCTTGTACCTGAGTAATCCCAAGTCATTCTCCAAGCAGCACCTCTACGTAAGTCTCTTAAGATCTCACGGTCAATCTCAGCAGCAACTTGCTCAGACAATAAAGCTGTTAATTCAGCTTCTGCATCAATGTTATGGAACGCTGATACGTCTTGAGCTAATTCTGGAGACCATTGTGCTCTTAATTTTCTTTCGATAACCGAAACAGTTACAGATTTAAGTTCGAAACTAACTTCACCCATAGCATCAGATAATTCCAATGACTCATAAGTTTTGTAAGTTACATCGATGTCACCCAAAGCAACGGTATCGTTATCTGGAGCAACGACAGCGATATAAGTCACACCGTTTTCATCCATTAATTGTTTTCCGTATTTTTGAGATGGGAAATAGTAGTCCAAAGTACCACCAGTGTAGCTAACTTCGATTGTGCTTAAGAATTCTTCAGCATTTTCGTAGTTACCAGCGCCAGTTAAAGTAATTTTAACGATTTCAGTAGCACCAGATGCGATAGTAGTACCAACTTTGTTAGCAAATCCAGAAGCGCTAGTCTTGCTGAAGCTATATAAGTTAGCTGTAGTTACTGTAGCGTTGCTAGTTGTTGACTCACCTTTAGATTTGTCATACATACCATCTTCACCATAGAAAGCATCGTAAGTGTTTACGTTATTGTTGAAAGCATCCGTCATTCCCATTTGGTTTCTAGGATCATTACTTTCAGCACCACCAGTTTTACCGAAGGCTGAAGCACCGATCTTAGGTACGAAGTAGAACAATTTACCAATAGGTAAGTTCAACGCTTGTACAGAAACGATTTCGTTTGCTAATAATTTAGAGAATACTCTTCTCACGATTGGGAAAACAACGGTTTCGAATGAACCTTCAACGCCCAATGCAGTTGATTCGTTCAACATATAAGACGCTTGGTTCTCATATAATTGAGCGATGTTTTCTTTACGATGTCCAGATAAACCTTCCAAAAGGCCTAAGCTGTCCCATCTGTTAATTACGTCAGTACGTACAGCTTTTAAGTGATTTAAGCTAACGTTACCAACTTTTCCTGATTCTAATAATGCACCCATTTTTAAAATTTTTTAGTTTTGTTTTTATTTTTATTATTTAATTTTTCCAATTATATCCAACATTCTTGAAACTTGTGGATTTTGGTAAGCTGTGGTTTCATTTAAATTTGACGCACCGCTTGTTTTACTACCTTTAAGAACAGTTTCTTCAATTGTCTTCTCAACATTTTTCTTACTTGTGTTAAACAAATTTTCTAAACTGTTGAAAATTTCTCTTGACTCTGTTAAAGTTTTAGCTGAATCAAATCTTTTAAGGATATCTAATTTTTCATCCTTAGTAGTTGAGTTTTCAGTCATCAATTTAACAGCGTATGTCAAATTTGAAGTGAATAAAGCAACCTCTTGTAATTGCCCTCTAAGATTTTTAATTGCTGTTTTGTATTCGTTTTCAGCACCCTTAAATTCCTCAACTAATTGGTTAACTTTTTCAAGTTCATTGGTTTTATTTTTGTTTTCAGCCACTAAAGTTTGTAGTTTTTTTCTTGTAGCTACTAAACTTTCATGTAACTCTTCTTCCCTATGCTTCATGTGCTCGATATCACGCATGTGTGTATCCTCATCAACATTCTTCTCATGCTTTTCAGCTTTGTTGTGTGTTGCGGACTCATCTTCAACCTTGGTTTCCTCAATAGGTTTTTCCTCCTCGGTTTCGGTAATTTCGATCTCATAAACAGGTTCCATGGTTTCGTCAAGTTCATCAGACTTTAATGTTTCATCATCTGAAACATTATCCTCATCGCCATTTACTGGTGTTTCATCACCAACTGGTTCATCGTTTGTAGCTGGCAACTCTTCAGTTCCACCGACATTTTCAGTATCAGCTGGGTTAATGTTAATTTGGACACCACCTTCTGGTGTTTGAACGACTTCGATTTCGTCAGCTGGATCCATAAGGTTAAAGTGTTGTATAACCTCATCATTTGGTTTATCAGTTAAATCAATAAGTTCTGGTTCACCAGGTTCTTCGACACCAGCAGTTGGGTCGATACCTAAATCATCAGACATTTCCATTGAGTCAACATTACCACCTTCTAAATCAGACGGATTTCCATTCCCGTCTACGTCATTTGGCTGATCTTCATCAGCTTCGTTTAAGCCTTTTCTAACGATAGCTTCCAAGTCTTCTTTTAATGTACTTTTCAAAACGTGATTAGCGTTTTTAGAAATACCTTCTTTAATTTCCTGGATCTCCGCTAGAGTCTCAGCTAAAATGCTTTTAGTATTACTCATTTTTTAATTTTTGACAAAAAATTATTTTTTAGCCTATATTGCTAACAATAAATATCTATGATTTTAAGAAAGTTCAAAATATTTAGTAAAAACATAAAAAAAAGCCCCCAAAAATGGAGGCTTTCGTTAATTTTTTTTTAAAAAAGTTTTAATTAAGCGTTTAGCTCAGTGTTTTCTGGCTTAATAACTCTAACGATTTTAGATTCTGTTGCCGTCAAAATTCTATAATCAGACATTGCACCATCTAAATCTTTAGCTACTTGTGTCTCAGCGTCTGTAATAGAAACAGCTTTAACCAAATAATTTTCTTTTACTTTTTTAATTTTACCAGTTTGTTCATCTTCAACAACAAACTGAACTGTAACAGTGTACCAGTAGAAATTTTTTGAATCCATATATAATTGTTTTTACTTATACACAAAAGTAATAAAAAAAAATAAAAAGTCCAAATTATTTACCCAAAAAAGAACTTAATTTAGCTAAAAACTCATCTTGTTTACCCTTTTGAGTATCAATTTGTATCTGTGGCTCATTGTCTGGAGCCAATTTTTCATCGTATTTAGAAAAATCTTCTGGGTTTTTATATAAATAAGATCCTGGAGTTGATGGTGATGATACAATATCCCAACAAATTAATTCGAAATCGCTTTGAACTACGTTCTTACCATTTATTTTTTTAAGACTGCCGACACCTCTAGATGATATACCCAATGTTTGGCCGTATGACAAGTACATGGCAACTAAATCACCATGACATGAAATAATACCGCTTTTTCTATAACCTTCAGAAACTAATATCTCCAATTTACCAATTAACGCATTACCTTCCCAGAACATATCTAATATTCTGTGTGGTGAACCACCCTTTAATGAAATAACTGATTCTTGTGGGTGATCTAATTCATGGAAACTAGCGTTTCTATTAATAACATCACGATATCTCTCAACTTCACGTTTTAAGATATCTTCTGGATATATTCTACCATTTCTATTTTCAACACCATATTTTTGTAGTGTTGCGTAATATATTATTGGTTTAGTTAGATCCAATGAACCGTTTATTGTTGATTCATTTAATCTAGTATTAATCTCTTTGGTTATTGATCCAGCGTCTTTATCTATGATAATACCAAAACCTTCTTCATTTTCTTTTAAAATTCTAATAGATGACATCTTAAATTACGTTTTATATAAATATACCAATAGAAGGTAAAATTATCATCAATCGTCATTACCATCTAAATCAAACCCAATAGAATTGTCGGTTATCTTACTACCCTTTAATCTTTTAATGACCTCATCATATGGGTTATTTAGGATATATAAGGAAATAAATACTTCTTTTAAATGTGCCATGGTAAAATTCTTTGTATCTTTTACCAATTTATTTAGATCATATTTTTTTATATCAGATTCAATTAACTTTGTTTGGAAATACAATAACCTATCAGCGTCATTTGGTTTCTTAATGACATATTGTTTATCAAATCTAGATGGTCTATCTTTAATTCTATCTGGTATTCTCTCTAGGTTATTAGTTGTTGCAACGTAAACAACATTTGTTATAGAATTTAATCCATCCAAGAAATTTAAAAATGGTTCTTCACCATGTTTTGCAATAACCAAATCAATATCCTCGATTATACATAAGATCGGTCTGTCCTTTTCTACCTTCCTAACTAATTTAGCTATTTCAATCCAATTTTGTGGGATGTCAAAATAAATTGATATACCATCACGTTTTTTTATTTCTTCAACAACCAAGTAAATTAATGATGTTTTACCACAACCAGGGTCACCATGTAGGATAATACCACGTTTTGGATTTAAATTATAATCAATAAATTTTTGTTTGTTATCCCAAAAAGCCTGTAGATCAGCAACAATTTGTTTGTGGGGTAACGATGGTAAATGAAAAAATTCCTCACTTTTGTACTCCATTTTAGATAAACCAAATCCGTTGTTATCTGTATAGGTCATGGAATATAACCCAGATGGTATTGTATCTATTGATTTAAAACTAAAGAAAAAATCTTTATTATTAGTGGTTACCCAAGATTCAACTTTAGGTAGTAATTGTTCTAATTGTTCTTTATCTGATTCATCTTGTAATCTATCAAATAAGTCTTCTGCTGTTATATCCATGTTACTTTTTTGCGTAAAATTTAAAGTTATTTTTTTGTATCACTGATATAGCCGTAATCGCAATATCTTTTGTTTTTTTTATTAAAATTTCAGAATTAAACTTCAAATATTTTTTAGGGAAAACAGTTATTTCAATAAACATAAAACTTTTTTTATTAAGATGCATACCAGATGATCTCAAATCCAAATCAACTATGAAGTTTTCGGAGAAAAAATCGTAATCCAGGGTTTCTTTTAGTTTTAATAGTATATTTTTTCTTGTTATTCTAATGTTTGAATCAAAATTCAATAATTCCTGAGGTTCAACCCAGGATTCAATATCGATGTAAATTGCGTTTAATTTAGTGGCATCGATAGTACCATACTTTACTCTGAATGAGTCTGTCTTAAAGAGCTTTTTTTCTTTACCGAATTTGGTTTGCATTTAATTTCCATATTTTTTGTTTTTATTATTAGTTAAACTGATATAATAATAAGCAAAAAACATGAAAAAACCAAATTTTAACTAAAAGAATCTTTCAATGAAATGATCTTCTCAACTTCATCAATATTAGGTTTTTGTGTTTTTAAGGTATTCAATTTCTTTTTAACCTCAACTAGTCTTTTAATAACCTCACCATTATCAGTTGCAACTATATTATTCTCAACGATATCGGTAACTTCATTAATTAAATTGGTGTAATAGTCGTTTATTTTTTGACTATCATTTTCTATAAATAAATTTAATAACTCGATTTGATTTTCATTTAATTTTGACACGTTTTCGTTTATCTTATCGTGTAAAGTATTAAATGCTTCTTGATGATTTACCTTTTCAGTATTTCTATTTGTGATTTGTTTGATTAATTTTACTTTAAAAATCGCCTTATCTTTTAAATCTAAGTTTTCGTTGAAAACTAATTGATCTAATTTATACTCAATTGACTCTTCATGTAATGAATTTAATTTGTCCTCCGATGCCAACATACTTTCAAGTAATTTAACAGTATCTAAATTAAATTGCTTTAGGTAGTTAATTGACTCGTCAACGAATTCCTTAGCGATCGACTCATCATCAAAATTAACTTGATTAAATAAATCATAAACCTCATAAAATTCTTTAAGGTCTTTGTTTTCTTTAATTGTTTTGATATACTGGTTAAATTCTTTCTTGAATACGGTCTCTCCGTTATCATTATAAGTCTTTTCTAACTTATTTAAGACGTTCTCTTTTAAAATTCCAAACATAATTAATAGCTTTAGTATAAATATTAACGGTTTTTAAAAAAATTACTCGTTAATCAAATTATCGATCTCACCAATAGTTTTTTTGATACTTTCGGTTATTCTATTACGTCTATTATCCATTTTTTTTCTGGTTAATTCAGCTAAATCTTCCGTACCTGGTGCTGTCTCTTCTGGAGCTGGGGTTTCCTCAGCACCAGGTTCAGCTCCTGGAGTTTCTAATGGGGTTGTAAAGTCGGTACCCAATCCACCTTCAGCACCACCTTCAGCACCACCAGTCATACCACCCATACTAGCACCACCAGCACCACCTTCAGCACCAGCGCCACCTTCGACTGAACCCATATTATCTGGATTAATCTTATACGCCCTATAGATCTCTCTAAAAATACCTGTTTGTTTTATGGTTTCACCTAAAACTTTAACCTCCTCAGAACCCGCTTTTTCAACGGCTTGTCTTTGGATATCTAATTTGATTTCATCTTCAGACATACCTAAGATTTCTTTTTTAGCGTAGGTCATAGACATCGCAGCAAAACCATTACCAGCGTCAGAAACAGCGTCACGATAAAGTTGTACTCTTTCTTTCCAGTTTTGAACTTTAAGTATATCAGCTTGTGTTGATGGTGATACTAATGATAAAGTAAAATTAGTTAAATCATCTTCATAACCCTTTAAATAAAGATGAATAATAGCCATTTTATTTAATTCCTGAATTAGAGCTTTTTGAACTCTGTGCACGGCTCTAGCAAATCTAATATCCAATATAGCTAAATTCTTTCCATCACCAGTCGCCTCATCAAAACCTAAAAACGCTTTAGGTACCCTTAGAGCCGCTAACATTTTCTTTTGGATGTATTCGATGTCCGCAATCTCAGAAAGGTTTGTAGCCCCTGGTAGAGTGTCAATCGGGTTGGCTAAACCTGGATCCCTTACTGGAATAAAATAATCTTGGTCAACAGCAAGTGGGTTATATCTAGTGTCTTGTTGTCCATTTGATGAATTAACCATATTAACTCTTTTAAAGTTATTGGCTATTTTATCAACATACGCATCAACATCTTTATCGTCCATATTACCAACGTATATTTTATATACACGTCTTTCTGGGGCTCTAGTTGTACGATAAACTAACATCGCATCTTCAGCTAATAATAGTTGTTTCCATATCCTCCTAACTTTTTCAAGTAATGAGGTACCATATGGTAATTTTCTATCATCACCTAATAATCTAAAGTGGGAAATCTCAAACGAATTGAATTCGATATTTTTATCTTTCCAAAAAAACTTGGTTGCTTTTTCTTTTTGATAATCATCGTAATTTGTTATTTGTGTAAAACCTGGTTCGGTTCTAGTAATCTCAACGTTGGGTAATTGACTAACACCAACAATACCCCTTTTAGGTACTATTTTATTGTAAACAAAGTTATCACCATATTTACACAAATTTCTAGCCCAGCTAGTTAAGTTGGTATTGATATCAACAGTATTTTCAAAAAATTCAGTTAATTCATTTTTAATTCTAGTGCTTTCAGAGTATATTCTTAATATTCTACCATTTTCATCAGCAGTTGTAGCTTCATCAGCAAATATATCTAAAGCCGCTGATATCTCAGGTGTGTACTCCATCGCCTCGTAATCATAATATGATGCAATTCTGGTTGGTTCGTAATAAATTGCTTTTTGATACAATTCATTATCAATCTTCTTCCATTGATTTTGTAAATAAAGCGTTTGTTGAGCCTCTAATTTTTTTTGCTCAAATTCACTTTTCTCCAAACCATCGAATGATTTAGGATCTATTATATAAGTTGGGGTTTCCGATTCACCACCAAGAACCCTACCTAATTTTTGAAATACTGTTAATTTATCTGCCATAATATTTTTTTTACATTACATACTCACACTCAACATAGGGTGGGTATAAATATTCACTTAAATTAGCAATCCATTCTTTTTTCTGGACGTATGTTGTTATACTATCATTATCTATAGAACAGTACGCTTTTTTTAGTGCTTTATCGCTAATTTGATCGAATAAGCCTTTGCTTTTTCCACCCTGCGAAAATTGCCTCATCGCACCAGTGGCGTTAATTTTGGATGCTATTATTTTTTTGTTTGCCATTGCGATGATTATCTTTTGTTAATATTACCAAAAAGCCAAGAAAAGTCACGTGTATTTTGCAAATTATTGTTATTACTTAGCAATTCTTTTGGATTATTATAGGTTTTATTGGGTGTTACGCTTGAACTTATTGTGTCATTATCTAATAAATATTGCGTTTTATTTTCTGGTACATGATTATTTACTTTCCAACTATCTAACATGGCTTTTGTCATGTTATCAGATTCTTGTAATTTTTTAAATGATGTGTTGGCAACAAATAAACACATACCTAACGCCATAATTAAATCATCATGTGACCCTTTCATGTGATCTGGTCTACCATTTTTATATATGAATTTTTTTAATTCAGCAACCAAACGCTCACTCCTGATTTTAAACCCACCTCTAGCCACAGCTTCTTCTAGTGCGGCTATAATTTGACCACGTCTATTTTTTGAAGCAAAGTTTATACCTGGTATCGCATCTGGTGGTGGCATCCAAAAAATATTACTCTCACCAACATTATCATAGTGGAGTAAGTTTTTGGGGTAGCCAATTTCTTTTAGTTTTGATGTTGCCGCAATACCCATACCACCAGTAATATCAAATGTGGATAAAGCGTTATACATTCTACCGTATTGATCAACTAGTTGTGCTGCGATATCTGGTTGTACTTTACCATGATATTCTAAAACTTGTTCAAATGTATCATAATCTATGATACACATACCTGTAGCGTCTTCAGAGTCACCACGTGAAACATCCAGTGCTAGGATATATCTATGACCTTTTTGTGGTAATTGCCAGACCCAAACATTGTTGTCCCATTCGGTGGCTTTAAATGCGGGTTGTTGTACATTATCAGTTTCTTGTTTTCTAAGAACCTCACCCTCTATCACGTTATCACCAGAACCAATAAACGCACACTCCAACTCTTGGTTGATCATCCTTCTGTTTAGGTTCATATCCCTACACATATTTTCATACCAGGTTGAATGTGGCCTGTAGCCCTCATCAATTAATTTCATTATCGCATCAAAATGCAATGTATTAGCACCCTCAATAATAGATTCTATTTTTTCATTTTCTGGTTTCTCAATCCACGTGATCATGTCATTTGTTTTGATCATACGTAAATCTTTATTAAAACGTGGATCTTGCCACCATCTTAAATGTGTAATTTTAAACTTGTTGGTGTTACTAATTGCACCCTCATATGCTTCATAATAAATCTCATCAAGACCGTTTGGTGTTGAGATTAAGAATGCTTTACCACCCGTACCAATCGCAGCCAAACATGCAGACCATAGCGCTTGACCACCCTCGATAAACGCAGCCTCATCCAAGATCATGATTGTTGGTGTATAACCACGCAAAGCATCCGTGGATGTTGCAACGGCTTTTAACTCCGAACCATTAGATAGCCTAACGTGTTTTTGGGATGATTTATCAAATGAAATTCCAGCCCAATCTGGTAATTGCTTAATAAACCCAGTGATTTTATTTAAAAATTCCACTGCGGTTTCTTGTTTATTTGCTAAGATTAGAACTCTTTCTGGGTTATCTGATAGAGCAAAAGCTGTTTTAACTGCGGCATATGCTGCTGTAACTGTTGATATACCAGCCTGTCTATACTTTAAAACTAGATTAAATCTATTTTCTTCGTAATTGCTTATTAATAACTTTTGTTTATCAAATAGTTTAAATGGAACAAACCCCTCTTGCGTTTTATCGAATGTTTCAAAATAACTTTCGATTGTATAAGATGGGTTTGATGCGCATTTAGCGTATTCTATTAAAAGTTGTCTCTTATCTGTAATACTCACTAATTATCTTTTCATATAAATAGTTTTTATTTTACTATAAACCTAATTCGCTTAAATCAATGTCTGGTAAATCCTGATCAAATTGGTAATTGACGATTTTATTGCGTATATCCTTAACGATATATTTGATCTCTTTTTTGGCTTTTTCTTTGTCTTTGAGAACATACCCCATAAAATCAATAAAGTCGCTAGAATCGAGCTTAAATAGCTCCATAATGACTAGTTTCTTAACGTCATAATCATCAAAATCAATACAACTATGGAAGTCAGCCCAAATTGAGGGCCCAAATCTAATATCCCAAAGCTCAGCCATAACAAAATCAGTCTCATCGATTGTTTCTTGATCCATGTTTTGAATACCTGGGATTGATAAAAACGATATGATGGCTTTTGATACCTCATGAATTAATATTGGTGCGCTAATGGCCTTAGCTTCAATAACTGGGATATCCCCATCAAAGTTTAATTTACAATAACCAGCATTGGCTGAATCATCCCCATCGGCTAATTGACCGTTTAAATCATCATCATCCAACATAAAATAAATTAAGTCGTTTGCAATTAAGGCTTTTTGGTATATTTCTGTGATACCAGGACATAATTCCTCAAATTCATCGTGATACAAGTGAAATATGTAGTGTGATTTCAACGCTGCACCTTGTGATAAAGCGTTAATCGTTCTTTTTTTAAGGATATCTAAATCATTCGTCTGTTCAAAATCATCAGTAACCTCTTTTTCAATATCCATTTCTTCTGGAAGTGAACAACCGCCAACATCAACAATTTCCAAATCGAATAAAACCTCATCTTTATCAAGGTTATATTGCTCTCTAGCTATTTTTTCAACTAAACGACATAACTGAAGTCTTTTGGGTTTCTCAATACCCATAATCTTCATACCGTTACCACCAGCATTCATCATAACCGCCATTGGGTTGATTTTGTCTTTATCGGTCTCAAAAGTATTTGAATACGAATCAGATAGTTCCTTAAAACGACCCTCAATCAAATCCTCCTCATATAATTTAGTTGGTTCGTTTGTTTTTGGGTAATATGGCATTTTAGCCATTGTGTGGTTGCGATTAGCGACACGTTTTAGGATATTCGGATTAATGATCGGTGAATAACCTTCTAGGTTTATGTTAATTTTTCTCATAAAAAAAGCCCTGTAATTTTAGTTTACAGGGCAAAGATAAGTAAAAGTTTTTTAATAACCAAATTTTAAGCCTGAGGTTTTGGTTTTACCGCAGGTTTTGGGAATTTGATTTTCGATGGATCCTGTGTTGGATTTATCGTTGGGGTGATAACTGGTGTTTCAGTTTCGTTTGGTTTTGTATTCATATTATTTGTCTTTTAAAAATTCAAGTATCTCTTGCTTTGAGATTTTCGGTGTTTCCGACTCTGCAATAATACTAAACATTTTTGAATTGGCAAAATTTTCATTAATATTTTTTACTTCTTCCATCACTCTTTTGGTGTCTTGTAAAGCTAAATATGGGATTCTCAATGGATTAGATACACCATTTTCATCAGGCAAACCATTTTTTAATTTTTCCTCAGCGTCTTTAACTCTGTTAATGATATAGAATAAATTGTTGTGACCGTACATAGCTCTTTGACGAACAAACTCATTATATTCACTATCAGACATTTGTGATATAGGTTTGATTGGTTCCTCTTTGGGTTCTTCGACTTTTTTCTCTTTGGGGAAGAGGCTAAGTTGTTGACTATCTTCTGGTTTTTCGGGTTCAGATGGTTTCGTTGGTTTTTCATCAACTGCTGGATTATAATATGTAACACCGTAATAACGATGCATCAAATTATCAATCATATCCCTAAAAAATTCAGTTTGGTCGTTATAATCTTTACCCATATTAAGAGCTTCAGCGATGTCTTCTTCCATCATACCCATAGCTTGTAATTTTTTCTGAATACTATCTAAATTTGTGTTTATTAGTTTCATTTGGTTTGGGTCGGTAATGGCTCCTAGTACACCACCTGGTTTATTAATATTTTCTTTTATTTTTTCAATAAAATCAACTTTTTTCATATTATTGTTCTTTTATAATGTCAATTATTTTATCCCTGCTATAGAATTTTTCCTTGATACTTTCAAGTGATTCACCAAAATGAAACACCAATCTTTCTTCATTGGCTGGTGATTCTTTTTCCCAACCCATCGCTATAATTCTTTCAACGCAGTCGTACATAGAAAAATGATCGGATTCAAGCGCCAATTCCAATTCAATATCCTCACTTTTAATAATACCAACACAACTAATTTCATCTATTGGTGGTGGCGTTAAGCTACCGCTTGCAGCTGGAGTTACATCCCAATCCTCACCAAAATTTATTTCCATTGTCTTTGAGAATAAAAACTCATAGGTGAACTCACCTTTATAATTTTTATTGAGTGGGTTTATATAAGTTAATACCATTATCCTTTCATTTTACTTGGGACAATGAATTTCAATTCTTCATTGTATATGTTTATTTCACCATTAATTTCGACCTTAATATCAATAAAATATATTTGAGGTACTAACCATGTGGTATCAATATTAAAACTATTTGAATTATAAGTTTTATTAACTGGTTGCCAATCTAAAATATCAATTTTATTAGGGCCTTGTTTAATGTATAATTTATAAAACACATTTGTTACCACATCTTTTTGTGCTACAGTATATGGTTTTCTTAAATGGACATAAACTTTTCTGTTTTCACCTTGGTAAACCTTTTCCTCTTTCATTATACCACTTAACGAAACACCATATTTTATTGGTTCCATTATATCTGATCCAATTTGGTAGTAATCATTTTCTTCTTTCGTGATAAATTTAAGTTTAATATTGGGTCTATTAACACCGTTAACAAATATGTTTGACCAAATATCGCTATATTCGACATATGAGTCATATGTATTACCGTCAGCAAAAACCTCAACGTAGTAAACACCTCTTGTTTTTTGTTTAACCTCATATTCCGAGCCACCTATTGTACATGTTGGTAATGAATCCAAATTAGTCATCTTACCATCAATATTAACGTATAGGTATAGCTTGTTTAATTTATTTAAATAAAAATCGACACGGTTATCGTCAATATAATCATCGTAAACTGTTTCAATAAAAGGTTCAAAAAATGTCTGGGTATGATTTGTAAATAAACCTAGGACATATGATCGCTTATCGTCAAACACTATTGATTCATACTGATCTGTGTATTTTAAACAAAAACCATAATGATTTCCTGTAATACCAGTCGTTATTCCTGTGGTAATACCCGTTGTAATTCCAGTTGTAATTCCAGTTGTGATACCCGTGGTAATACCCGTTGTAATTCCAGTTGTAATTCCAGTTGTGATACCCGTGGTTATTCCCGTTGTAATACCTGTTGTTATACCGTTAATTAATATATCATTTACAAAATCAGTAATATCCATTAAGATATCCTCATTACCCTTATCAAAGTGTTGGTTATCTAAAACATCACCGAGTGTACCACCAGGAGTTAAAAATAAATCAGCGGTTGTACCATAGAACCAATTTGATGCTTCCTCACTGAAATTTCGATCTTGTGGTCTAGAAAGTGGGCTTTGTTCAAAGTCATATCCCATACCCTCATCCCAAAATTCTTTAATTGGTCTTAATTCCAAGTTAAAGGAAGATGATCGATATTTATCACTAAAAACTAAATTATTACTATCCGATAAAAAGGTAGTAACGTCAAAATTAGAAGTGTTTTTTATCTTAACATAATGTTTTACATTACTGTTAATAATGATATCTTTATTAGCTACTTTGGTTTTTAACTCGTCAAACGAACAAAAAAACAAAAAACGACTAACTTTATCACCATAAAATAGTTCGGAGATCTGGTTTCGACCAGTATTAACCAACGAATCTCTAATTATAGTGTTATTTTTGTCAAAATATGTGCGATAAATACCCATGTATATAAATACTTTAATTAAACCTTAAATTATGGTTTAGTATGACATTATTTTGATTTGGTGTCAATTCATCCTTTATCTTTTTCTTAATTTTATCCAAATCTTCTATTGTGGTTTGTGTTATTGACGCTCTAGGATCTTTACCAGCCTCGTGACCATGTCTTGAAAACATCTCCATCATCTCATTTAGTAACTCCATTATCTTTTCACCCCTAACCCAACCGTATGTTTTTACATTTAAATTTGTGTTATTAAAGTATTCGGCTATCTTATGTGATGGTATACCATCATTTGTTGTGTCATCAATAATACTTGGCGAATTTAAACTACTTAAAAACAAAAATTTGTCACAATAAACCATATTAACCGATAACGGTGATCCGCTGGCTTTAGGTATATTTTTTTCGTATGTTGATGTTTTAGTTGAGTTATTTAATTGATTCCCAAAACGTCTTTCTTCTTTATTAGCGTTAATAAAGGTTTCCAATGTTTTATAATTATTATAATTTACCATGTTAATATTATCAGGTGGTAAATTTGGTGGATTGGATAAATCCAAACCACTTCGATAATTACTAATGGTTGTACCTGGTGTTAATCTATAAATCCAATTTTTTAACCCAGTTACAATATTGTGATTTTCTGTATCCGAAGCACCGCCAGCATTAGGTTCGTTTGGTGTGTTATTGAATACATTAATTATGTGTTTATCGGTCACTATTTTTTGCGTGGTTGGCGCATTGGTACCGTCTGGATTCTTTGTTGCGTAATAGGATATCACACCATTAGTGCTTAAACTATTAATTATGGTATCAATGATTGATCTCAAATCACTTAATGTTGTTGTGGTTATAACGTATTTAACTAAAAAATTACTATCATTTTTAGCAACATATGTTTTAGTGTTTGAGTACGTCTTCGATGTTAACCCAATTTGGTTCTTTTCATTTTTTATTTTCTGTGCGTTAAATAAAATTAAAGTACCTGTAAAATTTTTATCAGCAATATCTTTTTTAGGTGTATAATCAATATATAACTGACAAATACCATCTAAAGGAATATCAATTTCTTCAATAACAGTAACGGTTTCTTTTTTTAAGTCGTAACTTTGATTGAATTGGGATAGTTGTATAAAAGGATATGCTTGTTTTCTGGTTAAATCTTGATTAATGTGTGCTAATCTAAATATGATTTCATCATTACCCAAAATAACCTGTTCATTTTTATAACCAGATAAAAACATTTTACCGTATTGAGGTAAAACTTCTTTTAGATTATTTGTTTTTTGTAAATTTAATACAACATTCCTAAACTCTTCGGTTAAGGTCACCTGATCAATTGTGTAAGGGCCTATAAATTCATTGCAGGCCTGATTGTCGTCATATGTTAATATTTTGACTAGCTGGCCAGGATATGGTGGTACAGTGATATTTTTTGGTAAAAATGGTTCACATAAAAATCTGTCCTTTTCAATGTAGGGGCTTGTTTTTGTTTTATACCATGGTTTATATATCTTACCATTTTCTGATTTAATATCTTGATTTGCTAAATAAGTTTTTAATTGACCTAATGTTGAATAAACACCCAATTCAGTTAAAGGTAACGCACGAATCCTACCAGAATTTTGTGGATCCTCATTATCAACGCAAATACCTAAAATGTAATCAGCCTTCATTTTCGTTATCTTTAAATTTTAATCTAGATTGTAATTCCTCATAGACTGAATCATATGTGATTTCAATTTCTTTTAGGATATTAGTAATTTCTAAAATTGTTTTTTTAGTTGTGTCGAAATCAACTTTAAGTGTTAGTAATATATTAGCCAATTCTTTATTTGACTTATTACTCTTATTAACAATTATTTCCTCTAATTTTTTATTGTCCATAATTATTGAATTTGACCGTATCCTTGAACTGGGCCTGTAGGGCCTACACCAAAAGTTTGTATTGTTGAGTTAGTTTTAATATGTGATGTCATAACTTTAACTGTTTCTTCAATTGCTATCATCATATTATTTGGTGTACCATCTGGTAATGTTGGCGCAGTTTCAATACCTTTTTGTGTTAAGTTTGATTTTATATCATTAATCATTGCAACACTATTCATACCAGGTTTTAGCGCACCACCAACAAAAACTAAAGGTGGTGGTAACATTGGCATAGGGCCAAAATTAGCTAATTTTAGTAATTTTAATAGTTTATCTAAGACACCACCACAACCATTACTTTTACCAGCAAACATACCCAATAATTTAAGTAGGGATGTTAATGTTGATATATAATCAAGTCCACGTTGTTTTAGAAATTGAACAGCCAACTCTTTAGCTAGTCTGGTCAAATCCGCTTTAATGGCATCAAATATGTTTTTAATTAACATTGTTGTTATCTTAACACCAATTTCTTTTATGACATTACGCATTAATTTAACAAAATCATTTGTTGATTTGGTGCTTTCATCACCATTTAAAACACTGAATGTTTTTGGTATTAACATTATTTTTGGTGTTAACACCATTTGCATTATGGCGTATGGTATTGCTTTTAATATATTTAACTGCAATTCAGCATTCATATTAGGTAAATTAATATTTATGCTATCCTCACCAGCATTTAAGGCTGATTTTGCACCATTTTTTAATGCGTTATCAAAAAAATCAGCAGCTTTATCTGCATTTGGGCTTATCTCAGAATTGTCATATGATTTTGACTGTGTATCACCTTTAGTATTTGGTAATTGATTGTCGTTATTTTCCCCATAACTGTAAACATCATTAACATTAGAGTTAGCAAATAATAAATCTAAGCCTGATATTATATCATCTGGATTAATATCCAAATCCAAATCACCACAAGTTGAGAATCTAATTCTACCAGCAGATCTTAATTGTGCATCCCTATCAATTTCATCTAAATCGTTAAAATCAAAGTTAAACGGATCTTCATCTTCTTTACCACTTGCCGTATTATTTAAATTACCCAATGTGTTACCAAAACCACCCTGCGTTGCTGTTTGACCATCACCGTTACTATTTGGATTGTTTAACTGTTTTTTTAATAAGTCATTTGCGGAACTATTTACATCGCTATCAGTATCAACTTCAGAACAAAACCCAAATATTTTTTGTAATGCTTTGATAACACCACTTTGTTTTGATATTTCAATTTTATTTTTATTAGCTTTTATTGATATGGCTCCAGTAATTAAATCTGTTAATATTGTTGTAAAATTAACCGTATTAAATATTGGATCGATTAATTTTAAATAATCATCCAACCAAAGATTATACGCTTTGTTCTCATAGAATTCACCGAATTTAAAGATAAATGTATTTGGGTCGTGTGAATAGATCGTAAATAAAACATGATCACCATGTTTAACTGTTAATGGGTTATTTTGTGTAACCCCCTGAGCTTTATATACCACATAATTAACATGCTTTGCGGGGTTATTACCTTCATACATGTAATTACCAGGTTTTTTATCTGGATCCACACCCAACAAACCAAACGTGTCAATTTCGTTTTTGGTCATTCTAATACCAGTACTTGATTTGGTTGTGTATTTTGTTGGTATAATTAATTTGGTATCACATTGAAATTTTGCGGCAATAGCTTTTTTTATCGCTTTATTTATCTCATCATTTTTTTTCATTTGAGATAAACTACCCTTTAATATAACATTTTTAAATTCTTTTTGACCTTTTGTTGCTCTAACCAATTCAAATAAAAAATCAACAAAGTCCATATTTGCCAACTTTTTTGAATATTCATTTTCAGTTGGTTTTACGGATTTTGAATTAAATAGGGAACGATATCTCGCAAATATTTCACTTTGTTGGCTCATTATTACTCGTATTCTTTTTCGTTATCGTCAGATGATACGGCTTGTCTTTTTATAAACTCTTCAGCCCATTTTCTATCTTCTTCAGTGATTGTAACAGGGGCGCTAGCATCTCCACCAGCTTTACCGTTTTTGTATAGGATATCACCCTGTATTTTAATTAACCTTAGTTTTTTTTCTATCGTACCGTCAATAATTTTTAACAGGTCGTTTGTTATTTTACCGACTAAGGCTATGTCTGAATTTTCGTTAATATCTTTACTGAATTTCTTATATGCTGTTATAGCTTTATTTCTTTCATCTACAATCTCATTATAAGTTTCTTGCATAAGATCTTTCATGCTTTCAACACTAACGTCAATTTTTTTCTTCTTTTGATTAGGTACGTTCATAATAATAACATTTTATATAAATATCATTCTTCCAGATATTTGTTTTTAAATAAAGCGTACAGAGATTTAAATCTCTTCATACTATTCCTTATTTCTTTAGTATTTAACCCAGTCATATTCCTAATATAGAGTAATATTAGGTTTTTATTGAATTTTGTTGAATTTTTTGAGTGGTCGTTTTGGTTAAATAACTCACGCCATTCTTCAAGTATCTTAACCAGAGAATGACCGACTTTAAATTCATTGTCGGTCAAATTCTCGGTTCTTAATTCTTCTTTTATTGATAAAGCTAGTTGATCTATAAAATTAGTTAAATCACTATCTGGTTCATCAATTCTATATAATAAATCTTCTCTTCTTAAAAAATCCTGTTCCGTATCATCAATATTAACAAACGAAGTATTTTTTTTATACTCCTTCATCATTTCATTGTAAAGATAGTTTTTACAAACAGTACCAAAATACGAGAACGATTTATTACCCTTCTCTGGTTTAAATTTATCAAATTTTGTCATTAAAAATGACAAAGTGTCGGCATGTAAATCGTTAAATTCGTATGATTGTCTATATAATTTATACGTTCTTATAATACTTTCGATCATTTTATTGATCGGTTCTTGTAAAAACTCTCGATAAATCTTCTCTTTCTCAGCTACATTTTTAGCATTCAAAAAAGATACAACCGCTGCTTCTTGATCCACGCCATAATAATTGCGGTTCGTTTTCTTTTTTGGCATGTTTAAACTTGTTCTTGCTTCTCATAAATTATATTTCTATCATCGTTGTAAAAGAATTCTTTTTTAGCAGTCTCCATCCAAAATCTAGCCTCATCTGGTGTTATCTGCATTGTTTGGTCTTGGCTATTTTTGTATTCCCAGAATAACGATGATGGTCGCATATTCATATGCTTGTAACCCATCTTAGGGATTACCATAATATTTCTACCACTGTTTGTGAAACGCAATAAAAACTCATAGTTAAATGTTAACCTCATTGATGATTTATAACCACCAATTGATTTATAAACATCTGTTTTAATAACCATACCATCTGGGTTGATATTTGGATATTCTAATAGAACCTCGTGATCAATTTCACCTAATTTTTCTGAGAAGTTAAATGCCCAAGCAGCTTCATTGGTTAACCCTAAGAATTTGTTTTCGGTTGTTACATCGGTAATGATAGGTATGAACATATCCATATCAGGATAAGCCTCTGTATATGTTTTTACATTGTTTAACCAAGTTACCGAAAACTCATCATCAAACTCTAAAAAGCTAAAGTATTTGGTGTTTACCAATGATGCGGCAAAGTTAATTTGGTTTTGGAATTGTTTACCAGTTGTATTTTCAACAACCTCAAGATTAAATGTATATTTTGAGGTATCCATATTGTTGATCACTTCTTTTACATCACCACAACCGCATCTAACGATCATAACTTTCTCTGGGTGGATATCGTTATTTTCGATACTCATTAACGCAGCATTCATTAGCTCATTAAAATTTGGGTCAGCAACTGAATGTACTGGGATAACTACTGTTAAGTCTATATTAGTTTTCATTTTGTTCTACTGTTGTTTTTTCTAAATTTTCTTTTATTGTAATAAGTTTAGCAACTTTTCTTTCTAATAAAGTGTTGTAAACTTCTAACGTTGATTTTTCAAAAATCTCCATTGTATATTTGTCTTTAATACTATCAGAGACGTTTAATAAATTTTCTGGTAAAGCATCTTCCATCCAGTTCTTCATGTAATTAAAAATTAAATCTGGAATTTGATTTTCATCATAAACCCAAATACCATTATCATCCGTCATCCATTCTGGGATGATATTTGGAACTTTACCGATAACTGGTACGTTAGATTTTATTGATTCCAATGGGAATGTACCGAATGTGCTATCGTCATCAACCCAAACAGATAAAGCTGATTCTCTTAAATTTGTCGCAAAATCTTTTTCTGTCATACTATGCATATCCTTAAAAGAAATAAATCGATATAGTGGATATTTCAAATAAAAAGTTTTAATGATTTTTGCGGCCTTTCTTTGATCACGACAATGAATGGATACAATTGGTTTTTGTGGCATATCCGATTTTTTAAACATATCTGGAATAGCTGGATTAACAAATTGTATTCTTGTATCAGCTAATTCATCTAACATATCAGCAACGGCCTTAGAAGTTGTAATACATTCATTAACATCAAAATTAACCCAAGAGCTACCAGGTGAAAAACTATCCAACAAATAATCGTAGGCTTGAACCAAAATAACTTTGTCGATAGGTAATTGCTGAATTTGTTCAAAGACATTACCATAAATTTCTGGTACCACAATAAAATCTTGGGGCCCTACTTTAAGGTCATTATTTTCGATAGATGTGTGCTCTAGTGTGTCAAATTCTTCACCTAACCAACCACCTGGCTTAATGTAATCATTTTTTTCATGCAAAATACTAACATTATACCCGTTGTTTTTTAAGGTCATCGCTTGTCTATAAATGTAAGCAACACTAGCCCTAGCAGTACCTTTTGTGTCGGGTGATAAAAATACGATTTTACACCCCTTATTTTTGATTTTATCGATAGCTTCACCGATATTCTTTAGAGTTTCATTTATTTTTTCCATTTTTTATTGTTTAGAATTATTTTTTATTGTTTTTATTGTATTTTTTAATTCCTTCAAATTATCGTTTAATCCAATTATAGTGAAATCAGATTTAATGTCAACATTAAAATCATTCTGAATTTTAATTGACGTTTTATTTTTTGGTTTTGATTTTAATATTTTTGGTGTATCCGTAATTAAAACGTCAACATATGACCAAAATTCCTTTTCTTTGTTAGGAAAATAGATTTTTTTAAAATTAAAATTGTTTTTAGATAGGAAAAATAGTGTCGCACACTTGGATCTGGGCGACTCTTTATTTAAAAGCACAAATTCCACTTTTAATTTTTTCTCAAGACTTTTTAATTTATTCAATAAACCATCAATGGCTTCGTCTGAACGGCCAAAAACCTCAAATGAGGCTTCTTCATACATAAACTCAAATACATTAAAATTATCGTCTTGCTCGTTTGCAACCATATCTAACACCATTTCAGTGTCATTATTTGGTTTAAACTCTTGTGATGCAATTTCAGACTCAACTGTTGGAAATGAGGTCTCAAGATCAAATGGATTGATCGGTTCGATCGGTTCTTTTTCTGTTAATAAACTGTACGCTTTTCTTAATTGGGTTATATGATCCCTAAGAATGTTGTTGATAGTTATACCAATAATCATATTATCATCATTTTTAACAATAATATGATTATTGGCGTAAAAGTAAATTATTGATTCTTACTTTCCCTAAAAATTTGCTCTATTTTTTTGATTAATGGGTTTCTGACAACATCATCCTCACCAAGAACAACTGTGCCAACCTCATCAAAATCTTTAAATTTATCAATAATGAAGTTAAGTGAACTCTCATTCTTTTTCTTCATATCAATTTGATTTTCATCACCAAGGAAAATCATTTTTGAATTTTCACCTAGTCTGGTCATAATTGTTCTAATGTTGTCAATCGATATATTTTGAGCTTCATCGATAATTGTAATTGAGTTGTCAATATTAATACCCCTCATATATGCAATAGGCATTTCCTCAATCATGTTGTTTGCCCTTAATAACTCAACATTGTATTTACCAATAACTTTTTCAAAATTATGCATAAAAGAATACATAAAAGGTTCCATTTTTTCTTTCATAGTCCCTTTTAAAAATCCGATTTCCTCATCTTTTAATGTGGTAACGGATTTAACTATAACTATTTTTCTATACCTTGGGTCTTTCTTTAGTAGTTCTAAAGCAACAGCACAAGATAAAAACGTTTTGCCCGTACCTGGTAAACCAGAACAAATTACAATCTCTTTGTTTTTGATCTCGGTAACTAGATGTTTTTGGTTTTGGGTTTTATATTTGATGTCAACCTTTATTTTATCTAAGATGTTACCGCCATGTGATGCGTTTATTGCATTAAATACCTCTTGTTCTTCTTCAGCGGTTAATTTTTTTCTTCTTCTTTGGTTAGCCATTCGGTAAGGTTTTCTGTTATTTCGTTTATTGTTTTATCATCTATAAATATGTCGTAAGGTGGCTTACCGACCATAAAATTATGATATTTCACACCCCATTCATCTAATTGTTTTTTTGTTAGATCGTAGTAATTGATACCAGATACTGAACCTCTTGCTGTCCAATAAGTTATGGTGTGGCCTTTATCGTATAAACCATTAATTATAGAGATTTTTTTAAACACTGGTTCGGCATTTTCATAATCCATACCAACTGTTTTTGTTATTGTGTTGTCAACATCAACGTATATATTCATATAACTATATTTTATTGAGAAATAGGAATTCGTAGTTTGATTTATTTGTAATCTTTTTTGATTTAACTAATTCATAATTTGTTAAGTAAGTTAAAATATATTCAGAATTAGTTTGACACGCTAATCTAACATCTTCAGTTGTTTCGTATGACCCACTGAATATTGTTTTTTCGTTATAGCGTATTTGTAACATCACTTCATTTATATTTGATTGATTTAAATTATCTAAAAAATCAATTAAATACTCCTCATTTGGAAAATGCTGTATTACAGCTTGGCAAATAAACATATCCGCATTATGTTTACCAAAATTAGTTGTGTTGCTTACAGTATATAATTCAACTGGCAAACCAGTCAAATTATTTTTTGCTGCGTTTATTTGTCTTTTAGATATATCAAAACCAATATATTTTTTTATGTTTTTGTTTTTTATAAGATATAAACCCAAATAACCGCCACCGATACCATAATCAATTACAGTTTTATCTTTAAATTCATAGTGATTTATAAAATGCTTTTCCCAACTATCAGTTAAAGATTTAATATCCTTTAAGTAATCAGAAATTTCGATGTGAGAAAATACTGGTTCGCAGTTATCCCAAAAATTAGTTAAATTATCCATATTATTTTCTTATAAATAGTGTGTCCATATAATCAGTACCATACCGCCCACTCCATTTTTTTGCGGAATGTAACCTATAACCCAAGTTTTTTAATTTATTCACGTATAGCCTCGACTTATTCTTTAATTCTGGGTCTATAAAATCATGAAACTCAACTGAGATTTGAGTTATCTTATTACAAATATCATTATTTAAAGAATCAATCAAATCATATTCAGCCCCCTCAATATCAATCTTAAGATAATCAATTTGATCTAAGTTATAATTTTTAATTAAATCCTCGATTGTGATTGTTTTAACTAAATAACTATTTGGATTTTCCAACCCCCATTTAAAATATTGATTTTCATGTCCAAGTATATTTCCAGCTTCATGGTTATCAACCTCAGTAAATACTATATCTTGGTCACTATTCTTATATACGGCTTTATTAACCCAAATTAAATTAGTGTCATTATATTTTATTTTTAAATCATCATATAAAATTTTATTTGGTTCAACACCAATGTAAGATTTAATTGATGTGGCGCCAAAATGATCTAAACATTCAGCATAGAATCTACCATCGTTAGCACCTAGGTCAACAATGACAACATCATTAATCTTATCAATATAAAAAGTATGATCTAATAAAGTTTTTATCATTTTCTAAGTGATTTTTGTTTGGTTAATTCACCACCAAAAACTTCTCTAGCTTTAGTTGGGATACTTAGAGATGCTTCTATATCACGGATACCTTTAACCAATTTAAATAACCCAGATGGCTCAATTGAAGCTGAATGATCCGAACCCCACATATTTCTATCCAAAGTAATATGTCGCTCAATCCAAGTTACACCCATTGGAATTGTTGCAAATGTAGTGACCAAACCATATTCGTGACCACTATAACCAATTTCTTTTTCTGGATACCAATTTTTAAGCCAATGGATATAATTTAAATTTAACTCCTCAACGGGACATGGATATGTTGAGTTGGTATGCATAATGACATTTGGGTCGCAACTTGAGGTGCAGAGTCTAACTTCACCCTCAGTGCTCATGCCAGTCGATATCATTAAATAATCTGATTTATCTTTTGCATACTGACATAATTCTAGATCTGTGATTAAAGCTGACGGTATTTTCATAACAACACCCAGATCAGTTTTATATTTTGTCATAAAATCAACAGACGATTTATCCCAAACTGATGCAAACCAATTAATACCGATTTCCTTACAGAATCTATCAATTTCATCATATTCTTTTTCACCAAACTCAGTTCTCCATTTATATTCTAAATAGGTCATTTCACCCCATGGTGTTTGTCTAATTTTATTTTTTTGATCCTCTGGTACGCAAATATCTGGATTTCTTTTTTGAAATTTAACATAATCACAACCAGCGGCTTTTGCAACAAGAATCAAATCTTTTGCAATTTTTAAATCACCGTTGTGGTTAATACCAATTTCAGCGATAATTTTTACATTATTCATAATATTTAGATTTTATTTTTGTTATTATTTTACCTGTGCTATTTTTATCTTTAATTAAATCAAATATATCTTGAATAATATCAGATTCATATATATTGATTTTAACACCGTTAATTATCATTTTATTTAAAGCAAATATAATTAAATTTAAATCAAATTCAATCGTATGTGGTTTTAATTCATCAGTATATGGGTTTATTAATTTAGATGACCCGTGTTGTTTATATGAACCATCTGAATTTTTTTTCGTATATAAGTTATAACCTATAATATTTATCGAATTAATATCTTGTAAACTAAAAAATAATAACATACTAACACCAGAAGTTGGTAGTGGTAGCTTTTTATTTTTTTTTCGTCTTTCATTTATTGACTTATATTGTGCTGACCTAAACATCATAATGTTAAAAGGATCAACATTTTTTATTTTCTTTTTGATTAGACCGTTGAATTTATTTTCCACATTTGTGGTCATTAGCCATTGTTTTTTCGGTTCAAAATTAGAATCTATTATAGATTCCAGTAAGGTATTTTCTGGGGTTGAGCAATAATAATAGTCAATTTTAACAATATTATCGTATTTAAACCCCCAATTTGTTGTTACAATATTTGTATCATTTATACGATCAGCTAATCTACTTAAATTATTATTATCAATACCCGAAGATATCAATGTTACGTCACTAATTTTATTAGAAAAGTTTTCATATCTTTCTCTATAAGATGACCAGATCCCCTCAATAAATTTATAGTTTTTTTCGAATTCCTTTGTTTTTTCATCCCACGGTTTTTGACCAACATAATGTATAACTTTAATGTCTTTAATCGCTTTATTGAGATCATCAATATGGTCATCATCAAAACATCTTTTTAATAGATTATAGTCGGATGATAAAAATAAAACATCAAAATTTTTAAAATATGTATTCATTAATGTCTGATCCAAAAATTTCGGTTCAGATATTTTAGGGAATAGTTCTATCATATTTTTTACGTGATCATCTGATCTCATAAATTTACCACTTAAAGATAAAAAACCTCCGTTTAATAAAATTGAGTCGTCATTTTTTGCCTTTATGGTTGTATCGGTAATATAATTTGAGGTATCTCTGGTTGCTACAATATCATTTTCAATCCTAAAAAGGTCAAATAAATCACCAATAACTAAAGTATCGGAATCCAAATAAACAACCCTATCATAATCAATTAAATTAAATGTTTCTATCGTTAAAACAGATGGGATGAACCTGTGAAATGTTTTACTGACTTTTGATTTAAATAATTCAATAAGGTTAAAATAACCCTCTGTTTTTATTTTTTTGAATACAATCTTCCTGTATAACAACTTCAACTTTTCAATATTCTCATCAGATAAGTGTGATAAATCGTCATTGTGAAGGATAATTAGATCACCATCAAACCATTTATTGTTTTCTAAAAAAGAATTTAAAAAAACATAAAAATATTCCGAAAACCTATCGTCCAGTATCGAAACTAAAGCGTACTTATTTGGTAATTTTTTATTTATTTTTATGATGCTATTACTGACAACATCGTTTTGGTTTTTTTCAAAAAGTAACTCTTTAACTGTGTTTTGAATGGTTTCTTTATGGGTATTATTTTTTGAGATTAAAACTGGGTTTTCTTTTTTAAAAGATTCTATCTTTTTACTTTTTTTATCATTTAAACCAACTTTAATAGATCTTTTACTTGGAATAAATTTTTCATCTCCAATTAATAACTCATCAACTTTTTTGTTAACCAGTACTGGAGCCTCCACAATTTTTTTTTGTATCGCCTTACTTTTATTTTTTATAAAAACACCCATTAGTCATTCAACTTATTTAAATCATCGATTGTGTCAACATCAATTACATCCTCAATATTATAAAATATCGTATTATCATTATAGAGATTATTATTTAAATCTTCGAGTTCGTTAACGTTAAATATACATATAAAATGCGACAACTCAAATACTTTTGGATAATCTTGTCTTCTGTATAAATTATGCGGTGTTAATTGTTTACCCCGAATATTATCCACATCCAACAAATATAAATATGGGTGAGTACCTTTAATTTCTTTTTTACATAAAAGACTTTTAGCTAAATTATCATTGTAAAAATTAAGCGCTTTATTAATATCCAACCAGGTTCTTTCTGGGTAAGTTAAATATAGCATTATAACCACATCAGGGTCGGTGATTAATTCTCGTTTCTTAAGATCTAACATTACATCTTTTGTGGATGTATCATCTAGAGCTAATTCTGGATCCCTATTAACACAATTAACACCATATTCTTTACCGATTTCTAATAAAATCTCATCGTCTGTTGTTAAGATGGTATCTTTTAATATGTTTTTAGGGAGAATATCTAAGGTTCTAGATATTAATTTTCTATTTTTAAATGGTAACCCCTTTGAATTTCGCCTAGCTGGGATGACGTATTTAATCATTGGTAAATATGGTTTTCTAAATTTAACGAAACAAATGGGTTTAATGATAATACATTCGATCCATAATGTTTTTTAATCCCATTTTTAACAATAATGGTTTGTGATTCAATAACCTTTAACCAATTTTTATACTGCTTCCAATCTTGCCACGGAGTGTCCTTGATACTGTTATAATAACCCTTAAAAGTCATTTCACCGTCAATGGTACCACAATCATGACCAACAAGAATAATATTTTTGGCTCCCATATATGCTGCTATATGTATTGCTGATGTTATTGTTGAAAAACTGACGACAATTTTATCCGTACCGAATATCGATGTATCAATATTAGTATGTCCGTTATCCAAATGTTCAAAATAATATAAATTATCGTGCTCTATTTTATTGGTGTTTAATTTATTTTCACCAGAATTTAAATTACCACTATCGTATTCAGAAACAAATACAATTGATTCGCTATCTAGGCTATCTTTAATAAATTTAGTTTCTTTCCTAACAAGGTAATCACACCAAATTTTTTTATACGCTTGATTTACACCGATTAAAATTTTATCATCGAAAAAAGTCTCATCTATGAAATCCAACGATTTACCAGAAGCTATAATGTATATATCCTCACCCTTATGGATATCCTTAAATTTTTTAATTGTTTCCATCTATCTTAATAGGTAACTCGTCTTTATATTTTTTTTCAAATAAAATTTTATTCTCTTCCCACATATCGTTTGTTTCCCCCACTGACATATGGGTTACCCTGATGTCTGTTATAACACCAATATCAACACCATCTAAATAATTTGGAAAGCAAAATGATAAATCATAAAAATGAAAACCTTTAAAATCCTCATCAAAATGATGCTCTAATTTTTTTCTGTTAACAACAAAAAAAAGACCATCAAGTACAATCATATCTTTAACTTTATCACCCTGATCAGTGGAAAAATTACTAGTCCATTTTTTAATGCCGTCAGTATGGTTTACAATACCGTGCATAGATTCTCTAATAGACCACCAAGTACCATTAATTAAATTATCTGTCCCAGCTAAACCAATAACACCGTATCTTGGGTTTTTCTTAAAATGGTTTAATATTTTTTTACCCCAATCATTTGTTTCAAATATTAAATCGTCATGACAAAAAACAATTATATCATTTTTTGCGTCTTCTAAAACTTGATTGTAAAGTTCGGTCAATGATTGCTGACCTTGATTTTGGTAAGTTAATACCTCAATTTTATCCAAGCCACAGGTAGTTTTAACATGCGTCATGTAATTTGGGTCAATTTCCCTGGTTGAATATGCTATTGTTATGCTATTGTACATCATTTCTTTGTTTTCTATCTTCAATGAAAGCTAGAACTGGTAAATGTTCATTTTCAAAACGTATAAATCTAAATCTAGAGCCTATTTCATCTAGCTCACGCTCTAAAAATGTGATTGCTTTTAAATCATCTGTATTTGGCACATAAACTAAAGCATACACAACTTTATCACCAACCCCCATTCTTTTACCAGACCATACTGTTTTAAATTCAATACGATCTAAAACATCTTGAGTTATGTTAGGGTAATAATCACATTGGAATTTAAAATATTGTCTCATCATACTCCAGTAGAACCAAACCCACCAGCACCCCTATCAGACGTATCTAATGTATTGACTCTAGCGAACTTGGTTGTTTTTCTAGTTTGAACTGGTGATATAACGCCTTGCGCAATCCTATCACCGTTTTTTATTGTAAAAGGTTCTTCACCTGTGTTAAATAAAATAACCATAACCTCACCACGATAACCAGAATCTACCGTACCTGGTGTGTTTAAAACAGTTATCCCATTTTTTAAAGCCAATCCGCTTCTGGGTCTAACTTGTAATTCAAATCCAATTGGTATTTGGAAATGTAGTCCAGTTGGTACTAACACACGTTTAAGTGGCTCAACAACAATAGTCGCATCTTGTGGTAAATTAGCCATGAAATCAAAACCACTATCACCTTCTTTTTGGTAGGATGGGTCTGGATTATTTGAATTGTTTATGATTTTAATTTTTAATCTCATGCTATTATCGGATGGATCGTATTCCCAATCCTCCATACCAACATGGTTAAAAATTTCGCTCATTTGGTTTTTTTCTTCATCAGATAAAAAATCACCAACGTTCATCTCATTTAATTTATTAAAATCAAAATTCATATTATGCTTTTGTTTTTTCTTCCATAATAGCCAATTTAATAGCCATTTTTAATATTTCACCCAAAGATGATGTATGCCATTCGGCCATTTTATCACCCTGGCCTTTATCATAATTCAATATAGCTTGATATTCGATATCTGTTAACCAACCATCGCATTGGTTATTGCTTATCATATAATAAACGCTACGCTCGCCAATTGTCATAGATGTCAAATCCTCATTAAATTCATACATCTTACCCTGATTTTTGATATGCCACTCACTTTTACAAGGTGTATATAAACCAGTTTTACCTATACCATGTAATAGGCTAACACGAATTACACTTTCTTTAGTTTGTTTTAACGCCTCGGGTAACATTTCATTTAATTTTACAGCATAACCAGCAACCCTTATTAAATGATCAACCAAGCCACCTGGGAATGCGTTATGTAAATTTAACATTGTTGATGCGGGTGCCTCAAATAAACCCATATCGGCTAACTTATCAACTAGGTCAATATGGCAAACGTTGTATGCCTTTATTGATGCGTAATACGCTTTTTTGTTTTTTTCAATTTGTGTTGCGTCTATCATTTCATTAAATTTTTATAAATTTCATATCTATTTTTGGTGACGTTATTTAAATCGTACTTATCTTTAACAGTTTCGTATAATTTTTCACCAAGATCCTTAATCATTTCTGGATTATCAACTAATTTTTTAGCAAATTTAGACCATTGTTTATGATTTTTTGATGGGTCGACCAATAAACAATTACCATTCGGGTTAATTGCACCGCCTCGGTCAATTGCACTAATTAAATCAATTTGATAAGGCCCGTAATTTTGAGCTATTAACGCTTTTTTGTGGAAACCAGCCTCAATAACTTTAAGTTGCGATTTATATTTGTTAAAGGTACTTTCATTTAATGGTGCCATAGCCACATCAAAATGGTTATAACCATTAGCATATTGATTAATAGCCTTAGTCCAAATACGTCTGTATGGTTTTGATTTTGTATCGAAATTTGGATCGTCAATAAAACTCATCAAATAAGTTAAATATTCTCTATCAGTTTCTAAGTTTTTATAGTTATTAGTTAAGAAACATTCGTACATAAACCAAGTTGTTTCTTGTGGGCGCATTGGTCTGGTTTCAACTTGTTTTGTGTCTGGGTTAACAAATTGGACATTACCTCTGGTATCAAAACCACATAAAACAATCTGAGTTGGCTTACCCAAACCATTTTGTTTTGTACCTAAATCACGCAAATGTTCCATATCTTTAATATGCGATGACCCACCAAGCCAACCAAATCTAATCATATCCGATTCAGTTTCTTTTGGTTTGAATTGATCTTCATTGGGATCAACAGCATTTGGCAAAACTACAACATTTTTATTAAATTTCCTAACTTCAGCTGCTAATATTTCAGTTGGAACTGTAACTAGGTCAGCCATTCTAATACAATCTAAAATTGTTTCGGGTATTTTATTAATCTTAGCTATATGATATAAACCATGTGATGGATCCAAATTCCAATGGTCATCAGTATCAATAATAACTTTTAACCCCAATCTTTTAATTGTGTTAATTATTGCGACAGCATCTTTATGGTTATGTTGTGGTAGTCTGTGAATAAACACAGCATCAAACCCCTTTAGATAATTAATGTCATTAAAATCAATTTGGTGATTGATTTCAACAAAAAAATCTTCTGGGAAATTATTTTGTAAATTTACATGTGGATCAACACATCTAAATTTGCCTGAACCAGCTCTATCTCCTGGTGCTACTAAAATCTTAATCTTTGACATCTATAAATTGTTTGTTTCCCCAATAATAAACAATTTTTGGGGAAAAAACAAGTTAAGAATAAAAATAATTACTGACTATCACCTCTTATAACACGATAAGAATCATCATCAAAATGTTCTGTTGAAACTTCAAATACAATACCATCGGTGATGGCAATTAACTGGTGTGGTTGGCCTGGAAACTGTCTAACTGAGTCACCTTCACGTAATTCAATTTCATGTGTTTCAGCTGTATTTGTGTCTATGTAGCGATATAAAAACACACCTTCTTTTACATACCAAGTCTCATCTTTGATAAGGTGATAATGCATTGAAAATCTAGCGCCTTCTTTAAAGCAAAGTAATTTGCCGCAATATAATTCGTTATTTTCGAATATAACCTCATGTCCCCATCCTTTGGGTACGTTACATTCTTTACACTCTAGGGCGTTTATTACTTTTGGTTGTTGTTTGTGTCCCATGTTTCCATGATTTTTGTTGTTGAGTGGTCTATACGATCAAAATATATTATTTCATTTGCGTATTCACCACCAATTATTTTTTTACCTCGATAATCCGATCCGATTACCAAATAATCTGGTTTGTTTTTTTTAAGTAATTCTTTTAATTCATCATCAGAATCAAAAACAATTACATTATAAACACCCCTTATGGACATTAAATTGTAAGCACGTTCAAATTGATTGTGGTACGGTCTGCTGTCTCCCTTTAGTTCACGAACCCTTCTATCACTATCAATACCAACTATTAATCTACCATGTGTTGCGGCTAGATTTAGTAATTGAAAGTGTCCGTTGTGTAACACATCAAATGTTCCGTTAACCCAAACTTTATTTTCCATACACAATAATAAATAAAAAAAGGGGCTAAATCAAGCCCCCTTTTACTGTTTTATCGATGATACGCATTAATTTTCTTCCCCATTAACGATTCCATCAAATTTGCCATCTTTTGCGGCTTCAATAAAATCTTTAAATTGGTTTTTAGTCCAAGTTGTAATACCTTCAGGGCCATTAGCGTCACCTAAAACAATATTATTTTCTTGAACTTCGATAACTGGACAGCATTTTTGTTTGCAAAAAGTGATAATGTTACTCATTTTATTTTGTTTTGTTTTTTTCGATTATTGACCAGATACCACCTACTAATGTCATGGTGGCACCAATTAATTCTTGAGATAATGATTCTGTAGCCAAACCTTTAGCCACTAAAATACCACCAACGAATGTTAATACGTGGCGTACTATTCCTAATAATTGTTCTTTTTTCATAGTTTTAGTTTTTATTTTTTAACGTTATTTTCTTTTAGAACTGTTAATTTACCACCAAATACTTTGTCACCAATTTTTATTTGAATGGTTTCATCGATTGTGGTTCGCTTACTAACTTGCTCTAGCGTTTCTTCAACGGTTTTTTTAATTATATATTCAATTAATTGCGTATCTAATTGAACAGGTGATTGTTTAGTTTGAGTTGACTCGGTGAAAACTTTCTGTGTCACCTCTTGTACTGGTGCAGCTTTTTTTGTTATCTCTTGCATCATTGACTCCATACCCATTGGCATTGTTGGGTCAATAATTGGGTTCTCAGCAAATGACTGCAATATAGCTGCTGGCATTTTTGATTTGCTTAAATTTTTCATGTAGTTACCTGGATTTGGTTGTTGGGTGGTTCTGTTAATTGGTGCTTCAGCTAAATAATTTGTATCAGAATCTAGCATCTTATCAACATCAGCCTCACTCATACCTCTACGAGTGTTTTGATTTGTTGATACTTTACCATCCTCAACCTTTTCCATTACTTTTCTAGCCCCTTTGATTGAATTAGCTAGAAACTCTAATTTTTCTTGATGATCCATATTATAATGTTAAGACCCATTTTAAAAACCCAGAACTTTCTTGTATCGGCTCTTTTTCCAATTCTGGTTCTAGATTTGGGTTTTCTTCTGGTTTATTATTTTGTTGTGACATGTCCTGTCCTGGTGGTTTACTAAAATCAGCTTTATAGTCAGTAACACCGCCTTTAAATTTTTTATCACCAGATGTGTTATAACCACTTAAACCTGGTTGATCAAAAACTTGGTATTTGGAGTCTTTACCATTCCAAACAGAAATATTACTCATCTCATCCACCAAAAAAGTTTTCCAAGCAACTTTATTGCTATTGCTTGTACCCATATATTGTTCAGCTCTCATCATTAGCTTATCAGTTTTAGGACTTTTACCTAAAGCCACTGGTTTTACATATCTCCAGCCCTGTTTAACGTAATCCTTTTCTTTTGGATCACGGAAACCAACTCCCTTATACCAAAAAGCCAAGATGTATTTACCATCTATCGCTTTTTTGATAAGTTCGACTTTATCAGTACCTTGTTCTTCAACTATAAGCATAAAAAAATAATTGTAAAGTTATTCTGGTGATGTATATGGTGCTGAGTCTGTATATTGATTAACACCCTTTAAAGCTGTTCTAGTATTGATATCTGTTTTGTTACCAATTGTAGTTGTCTCACCTTTACCTTTTTCATCACCATCACTAAGAGCATTTGGGTTTGTTGCACTATACTCATATGAAGTTGGTTTATATTCGTTGATGGGTATCAACACACCCTCTCTTTGATCAACAGCCACTTTTCTAAGTTGTGTTGATGCTGGAATTCTTACTGAATCTGCCATGTTAATTTAATTTTTTGTTTATTTCGTTTATTTTATTTATTTCTTCCATCAAATCTGAAGTTGACATGAATTCTGGTGCTTTTTTAAGCACTGGTGTTGATGGTGTTAAATTATCCTCGGAATCAGATCTGAATTGGTTTTCCATACCAGCATTTTTTCTAGCTGATTTTGTTCCATGGACACTTTTTCTGGCTTCATCTAATGTGTAATTAACCCATTTTTTCATCACATCACCTCCATTTAATAAATATTCAACCTCATCAAAATTATCATCAGTAACCGAATCAAAATAATTTTTAATTCTTTTTAGTTGTTCATATGTGCAGGCTTTTCTTTCAAGTATAAAAATAGCTCGGTTAAAACCCTTAGATTCTCTTTTATCAGAAAACTTTTTAAGGTTTTTACCAAGTTCGATTAATACCTTTTCTGGAACTGGAAATACTTTACCAACTAATTTAGAATTAGACATTATTTAATTTGTTTAGCAAAATACGATAATAATACTTTTTTCTCCTCTTCACTCATAACGCTTTTAATAGCTTCAGCTAACTTAGTCAATTTATCAACTAATAGGATTTCTTTGTTTTTAATCTCTTCGATTGTCGGCAACTCTCTATTGACAATATCTTTATTGTCATTTTTTGTGGCCAATAAAGCCTCCATCATCTCGTAAGCCTTAATCTTACTAATTTCTTTTAATTTAGACTTAGGTGAGTCATCTTTTTGGAAATAACTTTCGAATTGTTCACCTTCACCAATTGATTCCAAATATTCGTGAAAACCTTTTGGGTTATCTTTCATTTCATCAGCCTTTTCTGTATGGGGTAATTCGCTTTCACTAAAAAAACGTCTATAAACCGTATACATAAATGGTTGTGCTCTCATCCTGACACTTTTATCAGTGGTTGTTTTTGCTGATGTTTTTGGGTCGATGTTAGGTATTTTACTACCAATCGGTTCACCACCAGGGTTCACAAATTCATTTACTTCATTTTCCATGCTATATTTTATTTACTATAAATATCACAGAAAACATCTTTGTTTAAACTGGGACTTCTTTTCCTAATCCAGGGATGGTAAAATGTATATCACCCTCAAACCAAAAGTCTGGTTTATATGTATGTTTATCCCAAAATACTAGCTCATTGTCTGATGGTGTAAACAATTCGTCAATCGTATCCTGATCCTTTTCGTTATTCGGTTGATTATTAACTAAAGACAATTCAGAACGTAACCAAGATTGTTTTTGGTCTGGATTTGTGATTATTATATTATTTCTAACCGTTTTGTCAAAAACAACTAATAAACCTTTAATCCTTGAATTAAACATATCTAAATATTTGTCTACATTATACTCACCCAAAGTATTTAAACCCTTATCAATAATCTCAGAATCAACTAATTTAGCATAAATTTCACCATTTTTATCTTCTTTGACATCACCATGTGATTTTTTATTGCCATTGTTAACATAATATAACGTATCACCTAAATTAACGTTTAAATTATTTTTTATCGCCAATTCCATGTGGGCTTGTTTTGGTAGTGGTTTACCATTTTTATTTGTACCTCTATTAATGTATTGTTGGATTGTTTTTTTAACTCTAGCTTTTGTTGCAATTTTAGCCAACGGTATCTGTTTGTTGTATATCTTATCAACATAACTGTAATACATCATAACAAAATCATAACCTTTATCATTTAACAATAAGACAATTGATTTATCCAAAAATTCTTCAATATAGGTTGGTAATTTTTTTGATTTAATGGTATTACCAGTTAAACTAACACTTCCATCATCTTCAAGTAAAGCGTAATTTTTACGGGCTAGATTAATCGTTGATGGCCACATTCCATCTAAACCTAGCGCCATTTCACCTTTCATGTATAAATCATTAAATTCGGCTACAACAGCACTAACACCACGGTATTCCTTTCCAGCTACAACCTCATCGTTATAACCCTTACCAACGTAATAAAAATGATCCTCACCAATTTCTGGCGCCATAAAGTTTACACCGTCCGTATCTAAAACCGTTGGTGTATACCCCTTTTTAACGAAAAATTTAACCATCAATCTTAGATATTGTCTAGCACGGCATGTAATACCCTCAGCAACATCCATTTCAGCCCATGGGAAAGCATTTGGTGCTCCTAACGCACCGAACATTGAGTTGATAAATATTTTTAACGGTAATTGTTTACGTTTATATAAAGACTCGAGTTGGTAATTACCTTGTTTTTTGTATTGTTTAGCCAAATCTTTAGCTTTAAAGCGTTCAGAGTGAAAATACTTTAACATTGATTTTAAAACCCCAGTAATGTCAACGCCAGGAAATACATCATGAGCCAACTGAATTGCTGGATATAGTGAGTTAAAGTCCATTTTGCGAAGATTGGTTGAAAAACCAACTTTTAATAACCTAGATAAACCACCAGTAAAATCTCTTTTGGTGTCGGATTCAGGTACAGCTAAACCATTTTCATATGACCATGTTAACATAAGCATCTTCCACAAACCAGCTGTTCCCATTGTTGATACACGTTGGTATGTTGTTGGTATTAATTTAGCCAACATGAACGATGATTGGTTGTAGATATTGTCTACTTCCATTGTTTCCCATAAATCATCCATTAGATATCGTTTAACAATGAATTGACCGTCAACTTCTTGATATTGGTTTATAAAATTTTGTAGAGCCGATATGCTTGCTTTTAAGAATGCATATGTCTTAGGTGCCTTAATGTCCAACATGGCATAACCAGTACCAATACCTCTGCTTGGTATGACAATTGTCTTACCCTCTTTAATTTCTTTAATAATACGATTAATAGCTAAATTAATCTTGTTTTTATTCAAATCGAATTCACTGTCGGTATAGTAGGAATCTTGCGTATTATCTGGTTTTTTCTTAGTTGGGATACCAATAGCATTTTTTTCACCACGCATTTCTTTTGCTTGCCCAGCATACCCATCTTTTTCATCGTTATCACCAAATATGAATACTTTATCGGGATTATTTTTAACATAATGTCTAGTAATAACATCCATATATTCTATAGCTGGTTTAGTCTCGCAATACGAACCAGTTATATCCTCAAAATAGTATTTTTTATTATCTTTCCAAATGGGGCCTATCTTATCACCTTTAATATAAACACGATTTTTCTTATTAACCTTATTGTACTTACAAACATACTTCAAAGAAGCAGATTTCATGCTAGAGTCAATAGCTTGAGCTTTTCTAGCCGAGTGTATAATATCAATATTTGAATAACCAAACATATTAACTTGGGTATAATCTTCGACTTCATTACCCAATTTAAGTATGGTTTCTCTTGTGTTTATTTTTTCATCACTTTTTAATGTTTTAGCTATTTGTGTAATATCAATACCCAATTTTTCACATCTTTTAAATATGAAAGGCCAGTCAAAGTTAGCACTATTATACCCACCAATAATCGGTGGTTTTAAATAATCAATTGCCGCAAAGAATTTAGCTATTGCCGCAACTTCTGTAGCATCAGCGTTATCGCCCTCAATCTCGCAATCAAATAATTCTTCAAACCCTTTATTAGTTTTGCAACCAACTAAGAATATCCTAGAAGTTTCTGGATCTAGACCTGTTGTTTCCAAGTCAAATACAAATTTCTCTAAATCGTTATAATCCTCATAACCCTTAAATAAGCGTTTGCCTGTTGATATTAGATATTGCTCAACGGGGGATAAAATTAAGAAATGACCTCTAATATTATTTCTTTCATCGTAAATACCACGATAAAAACCACCGTTTCTAAAAAAATCTAACATCCGCTCATACCCCTGGTCGCAGGTTAATAAGTATCTATAACCATTTAGAAGTCTTGGGTGTTCATCATGTTTTAGGGTTGTGATACTAATACCGTATTCTTTTCTGGCGTTTTGTATAGCCAATTCGTTATTACCGTAAAAATTTAAAGTTTTCTTTAACTCATTTAAGTTTTTCATCCAAAGAAATGCCTTAAGTGGTTCAGTCTCAACGGTTTTTGAACCATCGGGCATTTGCTTAAATTTGTAAATTAGATTAGTACTTTTATCGTATTCGATATTAACGATGTATTTTTCATCATCGTGACCTTGTAAAAATTTCTCAACTATATCCAATGATATTTTATAATCGCTCATACTAATAAAAGTTATTTGAGCGCAAATATAGTAAACTTTTAGTTAAAAACCAAACCTTTGTTCGTTAATTGATAAAATTAATATCACTTTTAACGAAACTATCCAAAACATGGATGTATAATTCCTCAGATATTGGTACGATTAGACTGCCGTTTGGTTGTAATTGCGAATTTAAGAAAATAATTTTAAATTCACCAATATATATTCCTGGTTTTTCGGTATCTTCTGATGTGAAATCGTAAACAATGTAATATTCCTTATCACTACCACCGTTTATATCACAAGGATCTTTTAAGACAATCCTAGCTTCTTTGTTAGCTATCTTATAAATTCCAGTGACTTGGTCTTTCATTGAAAAGGTTATAACTGAATTTTCAAGCATTTCATCAAAATGCTTATAATCATTTCTACCATCATGGTATAATCTCATTTTTAAAACGGGTAATTCTGAATATTGTCTAATTGAAAAAACCATTACATCATATTTTTAATAAATACTCTCCTACCACCCTTTGGGTAATAAAGATTGTAATTTTGTAGCTTATTTTTTATAATATCTCTAATCTCAACAATATACAGTGGTATTGAGTACATCTCAATAAATCTAACACCACCTTCAAATGTACCAGCAAAGAATTTTTCTATAATACCGTTAACACGTTTAGTTGGATCTAAATAAACAGCATCAAATAGCCCCTGGGTACCACCACCAAAAGAAATATTAAATGGTACACTTTCCTGATATTTAACCTCAGTGTCCAATTCATGCGGTATAAATTCTCTAAATCTAGGGTTCCTGTAAACCGTAAAACCATTTAAACTCATTGATAATGTACCATTTCGATAGGCACCGTATTTTAACAAGCATTTTGTTTCGTAACTAAAATCCCTTTCAAATGTTACACTAAAAAATAAAAATTTAGTTTCATTTTGGTTGATAACGGGGTATCTAGTGTATGATTCTTCAATAGTAAAATATTTTGTAATAATCTTGGCGACAGTAAAATCATCGCAATCGTTACTAAAATCAATAAATGAGTTATTGGTTATAGTTGTAACTTCTTGTGTTGCACCCGTATAACAAGAATCTGTTGCATATATTGTTCTGTAACCAATTCTACCGTCTGGTAATATTCTAACGCCAAAACAATTGTCAATAATGTCTTTATACCCACTAAAATAAGTTAATTTTGTGGATCCAGTTACATTTGATGTCGTGAGATTTAAAATACCATCATTACCATAACCGTTAACAATATTTGTATCAGTTGCATTTCTACCTGCATATGATATTCCATCTTTAGTGTAAAAATACCCAGCGTAGGGTGAGCCATTTAAAAGGTACACACCACTATTAGTGTATAAATTATTGGTATCTAGAAATGTAAATTGATACTCATCTTTAAATCTAGTTATTTCAACGTCAGTAAATTCAGAATATTTGTTTTCAGCTCTGGTTCCAATGTAATAAATAAAACCATCATTATTGAAAATATCATTTAATGTTGTACCACTAGTTACGCCAGTTGTAGCCCCAGTGGTGTCACCAGTTAATGGAAAATGTAACATTAAATTTGTTGTCCAACCTTTTCTCATTCTAGTTGGCATAAATTCAACTGGATAACCATGCAATTTAAAAAACCCTTGGTAAAACCCGCCAAAAAGTTGATTATAACCTAGTTTTGGCGAAATATCGTATATTAAATTAGATGTATATCCAGATACCGCATGTAGACATAATGTATCGCCACTATTAACAACATATTCAACTTGTGAATCTGGAACTATGTCACCAGCACCAGGTGGTATAAAAAAATTGTCATAACCAGTTAATGATATGTTAGGTAATAAAACATCACTAGATTGTCTAATACCCACAATACTACAAAGATCTAATGTTACGTCAATATAAAATAATTTGAACGCATCATAATCTCTATTGAATGGCCTACAATCTTTGGTTAAAACAAAATCGTAATATTCCCCTTTTTCTAACTCGGTACTATACATTATATAACTCTAATTGGTTTTTGGAATGCTCTGAATTTTAATGATGTGTTTACATATGTCGCCTCTTCCGATACACGTTTAAGAATCTCAAGTGGACTTAATCTAGATAATCTATCCTCTAATTCTTTTTTAAGTGTAACCATTTCATCTTTACCCTCGCTTAATAATGACTGATATTCTAACGTCATTTCAGCATTTGGGATTGGGACTTTACCACCAAAAGTACCTCTAACCCTACCTAGAGTTTCTTTAGCTAGAGCGATAAAGTAACGTCTAACCCAAACTTTAGATGGTTCATTTAAATCGTCAAATGACATACTTTCAAATTTAACGTCAGCTGGTGATTTAATAATATCTTTATTTTTTTCTAGACAATCTTCTTTGTTTCCATTGATGTCGTAATACCAATACCAAACTTTAGCTTGATTATATATCGAATTTCTTTTATCCATATTACCACCAGGGGTATTCATTAAATGAAGATATTTTTTCCCGTCTGGGGCATTTGTAATTTTATATATAAGTTCAGAACTAATAATCCTATTTTTTAAATTTCTATCTTGGGCTCTCATTAAAATATCAAAAGCTGGTAAAATATAGTAACTACCCAATCCAATATATTCACCACCAAAGTTGTTACTCCAAACACCAATAAACGGATCAATAACTGATTGGTCTATTGTTGATGGGGTAAACCAT